ATGGTTTGGTGCGACATAAACGATAGCCAAATGAGTGAAAGAATGTTTACAATGAATTTATCATTATACGTTTTAGATATTCAACGAGCAGACAATAGTAATGAGATAGATGTATTGAGTGATACGTTAAGCATAGGCAGGGATTTAATAGCAGAATTGAGTGACCCAATTTACCAAGATTATTTTAACGTAAGATATGATGTAAACTTCGGACAAGTTCGTGAAGGCTTTCCCGATGTAGTGAATGGATGGAAATTAGACATAGCACTTGACCTAATGGAATTAAACGACAGATGTCAAGTACCAACAATTTAAACAAAAATTTATATATAATATTATGAGTACAGCATTAGAAAAGATTAGCGGAATGGGTGGGTTCTACGTGAACGCAGGAACATCCGCAAGAACAGGGTTAGCAGTAGAGAGTATAGTTGTAATGACTGATTGCGTTTTTACAGCATTTGCCATCAATGGAGTTAATCAAATGACTACAAAAAATTTAACAGGTGTAACGATTAAAGCAGGAACATATTTACCTACTAATCCTAACTTTCAAATTACTGCTTATACATTGTCGAGTGGTTCAGTAATTGAGTATAATTAATGGCAAATTTTCCAACGATAGCGATAGGTTTACCATTTGTTCATACAGGCGGATTAAGTCAAGAGGCGCAAACTTATAGAACAAATGTAATTGCGAATGGAGGCAGCATTTCGGATTCTGTATTGGCAATTATTGACACTAATTTGATATTGCCTTTAGTTGCAAGTGGAGATTGGGCAAAGCTTGACAAATTTCACTTGTATGCAGGGGTAGGAAATGCTGTTGCAGCAAGGACTAACATGGTTTCAAGTTCTTATTACATTAATCCTGTAAATAGTCCGACATGGAATAATTCAACAGGATATACGGGCAATGGATTGACATCATATTTAGACCATAATTATAACCCAAGTTTGGGTGGTACATTGGCAGTATTAAACAGCGCAACTATTGGCTATGGTGCAAAATATGCAAGCATACCAAGTACGCAAAGTTTTGGTGCAAGACAAACAACTGGAACAGCGTGTAGCCTTGCTATTTTTAGATTTGGTATTGGTGCGATTGGTGGGATTGTGAATGACGCAACTGACTTAAACAATTCAAATGTAGTATATAATTCAATCGTACTTCATGCAGCACAAAGAAGCGCAGCAAGTGGCAATAATTGTAAAGCAAGTATTATAAACACTAATTTTTTATTCGCAAACACAGCATCAGTAGCAGTTCCAAATTTGAAATTATTTGAATTGGCAAGAAATCAAGATGGCACAGCGAACTCATTTGATTCAGCACCTCACTATTATATGTTTGCAGGCAATGGTTTGATTTTGACAAACAATGTTTTTACTGCGATTAACAACACATTAGCAGCATTAGGAATATCATAATGAAAGTATTAAAAGGAACAACAAAACAAGTATCAGATTTAACAGGCACTTATGCAAATGGGGCTGAAATCAGATTTGTAAAAGATGGCAATGATAATAACATTATTGGACTTGAAGTTTTAACAGATGATGACTTCATTGAAATACGAGAACAACTATTAGCACTAACTAAAATTGATTACGTTAAACCAAAAGAAGATGCCTCATAGATTTTTAGATATTTTTGTTTCAGTACTTGGCTTCGTAGCCTTGTTAGAAAAACATAATTTTTTATTCGCTTCCATAGCCTCAATATGTACCATCATCTATTGGATATTTCGTTTTTGTAATTGGATAATCAAGATGATAACCGATAAGTCTATTGATGATTTTGAAAAGGGATTAAAGAAATGATTCAATTTGACTACATGATATTGGGTGTTTTATTCGCACTTATTGCAGGCTATTGCAGAGCCTTGTTTGAGTGTATAATTTTGTTTGATTCTTTATTTGAGAAACATGGTTATAGTGAGTGGTGGAGTTATGCGAGATTCACTCGAAATAAAATTGGATATTGGGAGAACACATTCCCAAATGATGGAGGACATCGAATCAAAATAATAGAGTTTATTTTTGATGCCTTAGCGTGCGTGTGTTTGAGTTATTCGTATGATGAAATACTACATAGCTTTATGGCAACTATGATGTCTGTAATCATAACTTATTTTTTTATAAAGTCATTTGGATTTGAGCAAACCTTTAAGGAATTGAGATGAAAAGATTATCACTTAGAAACTACTTTGAACCCACACCTAAGAACGTCAAGAAATGGCTATTAGCAATTAAATCAATATTAGCGACCATCTCGGTTTCTGCTTATGTTAATGGCAGTGAAAAGGTAGCTTTTTGGATATTAGTGGGAGGTGCAGTTATAGATGAACTAACAAACTTATTTAGCAATGAAAACGGGAATTAGAGGATTAGGATTAATAAAGAAATTTGAGGGCTGCAAACTAACTGCTTATACTTGTCCTGCGAATAAAGTCACGATAGGTTACGGAAACACCTTTTACAAAAATGGAAGTAAGATAAAATTAGGCGATAAAATTACACAGCAACAAGCGGAAGAATTATTGATGGATTTATTGCCACAATATGAAGCGATAGTTAACAAGAATATTAAAATAGATTTAACCCAATACCAATTTGATGCCTTAGTTTCTTTCGCATGGAATTGCGGTAAGTCTGAAACCTTGTTTAGATTAGTTAATAGCAAGTCTAAAGACCTTAAACAATGGTGGGAAACACACTACACAACGGGAGGCGGTAAGGTATTACAAGGCTTAGTAAATCGCAGAAAAGCAGAGGCACAATTATTCCACTTATAAATGGCAGGTCAACCAACTATTAAATCAGATATTGCAAAAGAGTATTTATTAAAGTTCCCTAACACTGCGAATATGACTTTAGCAAAGAAGATTTATGCTGAAAACAAAAGTGTTTACAAAGACCTCGAACAAGTTAGGAATCACATAAGAATTTTAAAAGGTGTTTATGGTGTTAAAAACAAACAAGAAACTCATGTTGAATTTCGCAAACAATTTGAATTACTAAAGAAAGATTTGCCAAAAGGCGAAAGTGAAAGAATACATCCTTATACACTACCAAAAGCAAGTAAAAAGATTTTAATTATAAGTGATTTGCATATTCCTTATCACAATGATGATGCAGTCTTCGCAGCCTTAGAATACGGATTAGAACAACAAGTAGATACTATCATAATCAATGGTGATTTGATTGATTTTGCGACCATCTCAAGACATGAAAAGGATATGAGAAAGAGGTCAGTTAAATATGAAATGGACTGTACAAGGGTATTCTTAAAAGGTTTGAGGGCTATGTTCCCAAAAGCACTAATAGTATGGAGTTATGGCAACCATGATTTAAGATATGACAAGTATATCATGCAAAAAGCACCCGAGATATTTGATATTGAATTAATACAACTGCATGAACTATTAAAGTTAAGAGATTTAAACATTATAAAAGTAGATTCAACTCAATACATCTATGCAGGCAAATTAGCTATATTTCATGGTCACGAAACTGGATTAACAAGTGGTGGTGTAAATCCTGCACGTTCTTTAAGATTGAAGTTAAATAAAAGCGCAGTTACATCACATTTCCATCGGGAAACAAAAGACATGGGAAAGAACTTAGACGAACACCCTTATTCATGTTTCTCAATCGGTTGTTTGTGCGATTTGCATCCTGCTTATATGCCAATAAATATGTGGACACATGGATTTGGGTATTTAGAACTTAGTCAAAATGGAGATTATAAATTTTATCAAAAATCAATAATAGAAGGAAAAATTTTTTAGGTTTAAAATTTTAGTATATTTGCAATAGTAGTTTTTTGTAAGATTTCGTTTCATTAATTTGGTTAAGAGCCTCGAGTAAATCGGGGCTTTTTTTATTTTAAAAATTATTTTTTTATGTTAAAATTAAATCCGACTTTTGAAGTGTTGTTAAGGTCGCACTTAACTAAAGATATTAAAAATATTACTTTCGGGTAGATAGGATATAAAATTAGTCTTCAAGTGCGACATTGAGGGCTTTTTTTATGCCTAATAAGTTGTATGGATTGGACTTGTTGAACAAAAATCAATCAGTAGTATAAAGGGGTTTGATAATACAAGTCGTGCCATGCTCATCCAAGCAACACGCACCCGAAAGCAGCAATGCCTCCTAAATCAAACTTAACGAAAAAACCATACCTTTAAATAGGTTGAATAAATAATAATTGGTTGGGTACGGAAGTCTTTATATTGCTATGTTTACCTTTTTACTTTAAAGGGTATTCCACTCCTTCGGGTATAATGGACTTACTATGTTTAAATGATAATAAATATTAGATTTGCTGCATGAAAAAACTAATAACAATACTTTGCTTCACTTGGTTATTATCGGGCTGCCTATACACAAAGAAAAGAGCAATAGAGAAATTTTGTACAACAGATAGTATTCCTTATTCAATTATAGTACATGATACAATAGTTATAAAGGCAATACAAGTAGATACTTTTTTTAATTCAAGTTTAGATTCATTTACGATTATCAAAGACCGCTTAGAAATTAGGTACAAGAAAGTTGGCGAAAAGATATATATTAAAGGCGAATGCAAATCAGATACTATCTATAAAACAAAATTAGTTGAGGTGCAAGTGCCAACAAAGGTTAAGAAATTAGAATGGTGGGAGACTCTATACATAAAGGCGAGAGATTGGTTCGCTGTTATAGGCTTTTTAGCGATGTTCTTAGGATTCTACTTATTGATTCCACATAAAAAGAGTGAGTAGTTCGGAAATCCCGAACAGTTGAACAGCCCTAAAAGTTACATTTTGGGGCTTTTTTTACGTTTATGTTAAAAAATAATAGCTTGATTTATAGTAAGTTATGATTTATTTTTATTCAATGTTTTGTAATGTCGTATAATTGTACGACCATTGTACTCAGATAAACGAAACAAATATGACAACTACAATTAACAAAACATGGTTTAAAAACCAATTAAGAAAAGGGAACTTATTAGTTAAATGCACTGGTAAATATACAGACGATTACGCATTTGATAATTCAACAAATTTCTCAAGAGAAAAAGAATTTAAACAAGCAGATGTAAATATGTTTGACGATTGGTATTTAAGCGTATTAAAAGTTTGGGGTAATAAGCAAGGCGAAATTAGTGCCTGTTTTGCAAATTGTGAATATTACACATTTAAAGTAGCATAAACAAAAAAGGGGAGCAGCATCCAACCAACTGCAAAATTATTATGAAAAACTTAAGCAACGAAACAAAAACACAAACTGCAATTCAAATGGTAATTATGGATGCAATCGAAAAAGGACATACAAACGCAACTGAATTAATTGAGTATATGAAATCAGAAGTATTTGAAAAAGCAGTAAAAAATTATATCAATCTTTTTAATAACAACTAACTAATCAAAATAATATGACAACCGAAATAATGAAAATCAGAACTGAAAAAGAATTAACTAAAATGGGTTATTCAATCAATGATGCAAAAAGTTTAATTGATAAATATTGGAATCAAGTTTCTTACTTAAAAACAGCAAGAGCAAAAGCATTATACATAACAGCATAAATCAAAAGGGGTGCAGCATCCAACCAACTGCATTAATAATGACAAGAACAGAAATGACAAAGAAGAACCGAGACCAATTAGCAACCGACTACAACTTACGAATAAAATTAAGTTTAGATTTAGGCTGCAATGAGCGAACTATTCAAAGGTGGGCAGTAAACAATAGCCCCAAGTTGACAACAGATAGCTTCCTTAACTACTTTAAAAAGCACGCTAACTACACAGAACCAATCACCAAAGAAATCAAAATAAACCAATTAATCGAACACTAAAACATGGAAAAACTACTAAAAAGAATCATGTATGGCGAACAAGTAACGACCATGCAGAACAAATCAAAATCAAACACTATTTTAGCACGATATGAGCGTGTTCAGAGGCTGCGAAACATTGCAATAGATGATAATACATTCTGCAAAGTTTACCAAGCTAACAGGCTGCTAAAAGAGTTAACAATCAAATTAAATCAAATCAATTCATACCAAACTTTAAACTTAAACTAAAATGAAAGTAACAAACCAAAACCACAAATTAGCATTTCAACCAAAAGAAATTACAATTCTTATTGAAACTGAAGAGGAATATCAAAACATTTTAAACCTAACACTATGTAATGTAAGTGTTCCAGAGGCTGTTAAGAATTTCGCAAAAGAATCAAATAAAACTATCATTGAAAATTTATTAGATTCAATCCATAAATCACTTTAATCAATAAAAATATGAACACACACCAAACTACTAAAGAATGTTTAATACGCAACTTTCAAGAGCAATTAGACAGCGAAGAAACTTTTACCACACCAAACTATCGTTCACTATTTAATATTGCAACAGACATGATAATTGTACTGTATGAAGTTGAAACCGCACGCAAAATGTATTCAGATATTTACGCAAGTTTATTGAAGCACGCACCCGACAAAATGGATTGGTTTATTCGTAAAATGTGGAGACATAGCTTTGAGTTAAAACTTGACAAGTCAGATTTTGACAAGTTGTTAGCAGCGATAGATATTAGTCGAACTTATGGCTTTTCAGTTGAATATGCAGTAAGTAAAATACACGATACATTAGGACACATCATTGAGGTTCAATACACACCTAAGCAATCTAATTTTATCTTCAATTCAATTCTAAACTACGACCAAGTATTAACTATGATTAGCGAATACAAAGACACCGCATTAATCGACACCTGCGATTTTGGAGTACCTGAACATAAAGAGATACCAGTAATGTATGACTTGAATGATATGTCATTAGAAGAAATTTGTCAAGCATACTTAAACATGGGTGGTCAACCTTTAATAATAGAACCGTAACCATGCCAAGAACACGACACATCACAACACTCGAACAAACCTCAATAGGTGCAAATGGTTTCAGATTGCAGTATCTATATGAAAAGAAGTTATTTGAAGTATGCCACAGCCACCATAACGGCAGGGCTGATGTAATCGACAGAACACTTTTTGTAAAAGAATCAGATGCACGAAAGTACTTAGAACAGCTAATGGCAGAAACCCAAGAGCGAATAAACGAATTTAAAGTTAATCAATCATTTCCACTAATCACTAAAATAATATGAGAACCATAAGCATAGAATACCGAGAACTTCAAAGGCAAAGAAACAGATTATTAGAGTGCCAAAGAAACCACACCGCAGCATTGAATAGAAGATACCTATATGAGACCGATGAAGCATACAGAGAATGCACAGAAGCACTTAATGAATGGGACAAGCAGACCGAATTAGTCGCTAAATTGCAGATTGAATACACAGCATTAACTAACAAAGGAGATTTAAGTTATGAGTAGAGAAAAGCCAAGTCACAAGCGAATAGATTACAAGTCAGGGAAGACCGAATCCGTAGTTATGGAAAGAGACCTGCATAATGCCCAGTATCGAATTATACTTTACAAGAAAGGCGGTGTAGGAATAGTCCAATATCGTTCATCAACAAAAGAAGCAACCGAATTATTCAACGAATTACTAAAAGAACTAAAATGATTGAAACTACTTTTGATACTAAATTATATGGGACTTGCTGCAACTATGCTTATTATTGTTTAAAGAAACTAAACATAAAACAATATAAATCTCAAGATGTTGTCAATGAATTTTATTTTAATAATGATGTAAATAACGATAATTATAAGAATTTAATTTACTCAACTATTCGAGAATTATCATTAAAACCTCTTCCTAGATATGAAACTGAATTTACACCTAAAATAAATCATGTAAAAGAAACTTTAGCGCAATGTATAAAATGCAATGAAGTGAAACCTTTGGATATGTTTTATAAATTTAGATTAAATCCTTCCAAAAAATGCAAGCAATGTATATGTATTGAAAATAATCGTGATTATAAAATAAAATCATTTCACAGACTATTGAGAAAAAATAGCAATGAAATTGATAAACTCGATGAAATAATAAATTTGTGTAACCAAAAAAAACAAGAAATATTAAAAAATGAACTACCAATTACTCAATGATTTAACGACAAATTTAAGGCAAATTTTAAATTTGATAAGGGATTACAAAGAACAGATTATATACTTGCAGGAGAAATGGGCAGAGACACAAGATACGCATAGCAGCAAGTTATTCTTAACACAAATCACAAACTGCGAAGCCCAAATCAAACACAACGAAAAGCAATACAAACAAACCATTAACCAAATAAATGAACTACTACAATGAACGAAAAAAACCAATTACCAACACTTGCGGAACTTACGCATGATGTAGAACTAAGCTACAAGAATGATGCTTTCAACTTATTATTAAGTCAGCAACCGCCTGCAACGTGGGTTAAAAAACACCCCTACATTCGAGATTACAATTACCTACCTATTGACAAGGTCGAACACTTATTGAAGAAAATATTTAAGCAGTACAAAATAGAAATTACTAATCAAGGTACAGCCTTTAATGGTGTATGGGTAACGGTAAGAGTTCACTATTTAAACCCTACAAACAATGAGTGGAATTTTCACGATGGGATTGGTGCTTGTCAATTACAGACTAAGAAAGATACATCACCTGCAGATTTAGCTAATATTAATAATGGTGCTTTACAAATGGCTTATCCAATAGCTAAAACCATAGCAATCAAAGATGCCTGCGATATGTTCGGTAACTTATTTGGGGCTAACTTAAACAGACGAGATACAATCGAATTTAAAGTAGATTCAGATACATTGAATTTCATCAAATCAAATAAGGAGAAAAATATATGATTAGCAGATTCATATTCGAAACAAAGGAGCAATGGAAGGAATATCGCAAAGGTTTATTCACAGCATCCAATATCAATAAATTAACCGCAAATGGTAAAAGCGAAACAGGCTTATCAGTTGGTGCAGTCAGTTACATATTAGAAACCATCAACGACCAGGTTGGCGAACCAAAACCCGACATCTTCAATGCAGCGATTGAGTGGGGATTAGAGAATGAGAGCCAAGCGGTATTGAGATATGCAGAGGATAACGGATTAGATGTTAATGATAACGACTTCATCTATACTTCGGTGGGTGGGTTTGTGTTCTTTACTTACTTAGGAATATGCGGTGGAACTCCAGATGTGATTTTAAAAGATAAGATAGTTGAAATCAAATGCCCAAACTCCGATACACACCTCTATAATAAGTTATTTGTGAACGCTGATAACATCCAAAAAGAATATCCGATGTATTATGACCAATGCCAACTTAATATGTTTCTAACGCAAAGAAAAGAGGCAATTTTAATGAGTTATGACCCGAGAATAAAACAGCATGAGAACCAGGTTCACTATATTACTATTCCTTATGACAATGGCAGGATTGAATTACTAATGGATAAGATAAACGCTGCTTCAAATTATCGTGATAAACTTTTAAAACAACTTAATGGCTAATTGCAAATTCTGCAAAAAACAATTCACTCAATTCAATAGCTTAAACAAGGTATGCAGTATCAAGTGTGCTATTGAGTTGGGCAAGTTAAAGCCTGCTAAAGTCAATTATAAAAGAGTTAATTCGCAGTTAAAAAGTGAAGCAAAAGAGAAACTTGAAACGTACAGCCAAAAAGTAAACAAGGCAAAAGTAATATTCCAAAAATGGATAAGAGAAAGGGATAAGAATGAACCTTGCATATCATGTGGAACATTAACAGCAAACGAATGGCACGCATCACACTTTAAGAAAGCAGAAACTTACAGCGGAGTTATATTCAATGATATTAACGTCTGGAAATCCTGTAAAAAATGCAATGTTTTTCTCAATGGTAACGAATTAAACTATCGTGAAAGACTTGTTAAAAAAATAGGACTTGACCAGGTTATCGCACTTGAAGACTTAGCGAATGAAACACGAACAAAGAAATGGACAATAGAAGAATTACAACAAATTAAAAACAAATACAAAATAAAATGAAAACAATAACAATAGAATACAATGGATTACAGACCTCAATCAAATGGACTGATGAAGTTACACCACTTGAAGCATTAGGACTGCTTAGGTATCATGAAAAGAATGTCTTTGCAGGCTTATTAAAGCACAACGAAGAAAAGAATGAGAAAAAAGAACCTGAACAACAAGTTTACATAAAAGATATGGATTTATCGGTAAGAACTAAGAACTGCTTACTTGATAATAAAATCTACACCTTAAAAGACTTAGAGCAATTAAGTGACAGAGACCTTTTGAGAATCCGAAATTTCGGCAACAAATGTCTAAGTGAATTACAATACATTTTAAAAAACCTAAATAAATAAATTTAAAAAAACCAAACCAATAAACACATGAAAAAACCAAAAACACAAACCGAATCAATCATCTGTTACTTGATAGCAGGGAACAACATCACATCAATTCAAGCAACTCAAAAGCAATTTGGGTATTGCACCAAGTTACCGCAGCGAATTGCTGACATCATTGCACTGGGATTCTCAATCAAGAAAGAACGAGTTACTAAGTTGTCAATCTTTGGCAATAGCTGCTCATTTATTGAGTATTCGCTTGACTTCAAGAAGACATCTAAAAAGCTAATCAATACTTACCAATGATAGTCAAGATAATAATAACAATCACTTTATGGGAATTATTTGTGAAAAAGTATCTTCTAAAATTATTCCATTATTTGATTAACCATTAGTTATATTTGTAAAAGAAAATTGGAGCAACAAGACTGAAACCTTGCCGATTTATGACATCTTAAACACGACATTTTTAAATAGCCTGTTTATGAGTATTTGGAAGCCTAATTGATGGGGCTTGTTTCAGCCAAAGAAAATAAGCAGGCTTTTTTATTTTAAAGCGTAATTGGTGCTTAACTAATTAATAACTTATGGCAGTAGAAATAATATTTAAAAGTTTTGAAACTTCTGGCGAATTAACTATAAAAGTAGAAAACAATTTAATTCTAATTGAAGCTCAAAGTATGAGCAATTTTAATCCACCTATTGAATTAATATTTAATAAGTATGATGCAGTAAAATTATCTAAGGAGTTACGTAGACAAATTTCAATGTTGGAGGTTTAAATTATGGCTGAAAACAAAAAATCATTCATCCTTTATTGTGACCAAAAAAGTGTTATTGATATGCTACCTGATGAGATTGCAGGAAAGTTATTTAAACACATTTACGCATACGTTAATGATGAGAACCCAACATCTGATGACCTACTTATCAATTTAGTTTTTGAGCCTATTAAATTGCAGCTAAAACGTGATTTATTAAAATGGGAAGGTAGTGCAGAAACTAAATCTATAAATGGTAGATTAGGCAATCTAAAAAGGTGGAATGAAGATTTACATTCAAAAGTTATTAAAAATGAGATTACCATTGAAGATGCTGAAATAATCGCAAAACATCGCAAAACATCGCATGGCGATAATTTGCAATCGCCACCTATCGCAAACATCGCTGTAAATGTAAATGATAATGTAAATGTAACTGTAACTGATAATGTAAAAGTAAATGATATAGAACAACGCAAATTAAAATTTGCTTCAACATTAGAAATATTTTTACCTCAATATGGTCGTGAAACTTTAAATAAATTTTATGGCTATTGGACAGAACCCAATAAATCAAATACAAAGTTTAGGCAGGAATTAGAAAAGACTTGGGACTTAAATAGAAGATTAGAAAGGTGGGTAAGTAATAATTATAACAAAGGACAAAATTTGTCCAATAAACAACCGAGCAAAATGGAATCAATGGTTAATTCAGCAAAAGAGGCACTTAATATGATACACGATGAAAATACTTAACGGTTTCGGGCTTTGTGTCCGTTGGCGATTTAAAACACAAATGTAAAATTGAAAAACAAATATTGATATGAGCAAAAAAGTTGAATTGAAAAACGAAACCGCCAATGGCACAAAACCCGTGTTATCGGCTGCTTCTTTTAATTGGGTGAGTGTTTACATTCAGAAACCAATAGAAGGGCAAAAGGTCGCAAGTAGAATATCCAACGAGCAAGGATATGTTGGTGAGTGCATTTATACTAATGGGTATTTTGAAACTTACCGAGACCATAGAAACAGAATTGAAATAACGAGGTGGAAACACGATGAATGGGCGGCTCTTTGAAGTTGCCGATAACGTTTTGCGTATATACGAGGTACGCCTTAACGAAAATTTCAAATTATAAACAAATGCTTTTAGGCGTATCTTGTATATACGCTGTTATAAGCTGTAAAAATTACGACAATGATAGTAGAAATGCCAAAAACATTAGAAGATTTTAAAAAGGTGAGAGAAACAATTTTGGAACTTATGGCTAATCCATATTGCGACCAATTTATGTTTTTGTCATTGAGTGAGAAACTTGATAAAACGGATGCCAAAATTGAGGAACTAAGCAAGTAATTTTTATTGCTTATAACTATTGGATATAAGAACTTTTATTATAAATTTGTAACTATAAATGAAAGATTTAATTATAATAAGATATACTTTTGAACCATACTTTAGTGGCTATTATGAAGATGGAAACTGGTTTAATAAAGATGGCAAAAAAATTAATAAACGTAGCTACAATGGCTGCATCTGTATTCAAGATGGGCAGCGTAGATATGGTATGAAAAAACTAAAAACATTTGCAAAAAAAATAGAAACAACAAAAACCAAATTACCATTTTAAAATGAAAACAAATAACAACCACTACTTAACTGCATTAAACTCAAAACTAATAGTTGATATGCAGCAACAAGAACTTAAAGACCGAGTAATAAAAGTACTTGCTAAAACTTATATTGACTGCGGAAAGGTCATTGAATCAAAAGAGTTAATCAGCCTATCCAATGGAGTGATTAATGAAATTAAGCGATACTTTATTAATTTAAAAATTGATGAATTAGACTTATGCTTCCAAAATGGTGTAAGAAAAGTTTATGGCGAATATTTCGGTTTAAACATCGTAACCTTTCACCAATGGATTAAGTCCTTTATGGCTGAAGAAAAGCGATTAGATGCTATTAAAATACGTTCTACACCAAGAATTGAACCTATAAAGGAATACACCGCAGAAGATAAGCTAAGAATAAGGGATGAATTTATGAGTTTTCACAAATCACGTTATCTTAAATTACGTAATTTTGGTAGCTATGAAGCATCTATTGAAAGTATTTACAAGATTTTAGTTGAAACGAATGAGGTAAGTAATATCGAGTTTAACGCTAATATTCAAGAGGCTTATGATTATGTTTTAGAAGACTTAGAATATCAGTCTAAAACGAATGATTTATTACTGCGAAGAAAATTAAGAGCGAAGATTGAAACGCTATCAATGGAAAGCAAAGAAGTAATTAACATGGCAAAACAAATAACAATAGAAGACTTATGGAATCAATAGAAGAAATAATAAATCGAAATTACACCGCCCAATTAAAGCGAGGTAAAGTCACAAAAAAAATAGATTTCTATGATTGGATAATCGACATTCGAGATGAAATAAACGAACTATGGAACAGTTACCCCAAGCACAATTCAACCTTTGATGAAAAGGAATTAGCCGATATTATTCTTGTTTGCTTGTCAATGTCCAAGCACTATAAAATAGACATCGTGAAAGTATTGGAAGAAAAGACAAAATACAACGAAACAAGAAAGGATTAAATTATGAGTAACCCAAAAGAAAAAGCAGCCGCAATGATTCTAAAATACACAATAATTTTAGAGTATGATTTTGTTTCAGATTTAAAATGGTATCCACCTAACGATAAGTACCGAAACAATCGCATTAAAAAAGATGCTAAAAGATGTGCATTAGCAGCCTTAGAGTATATAATTGAACAAAACAATGTTTGGATTATGCAAACTGAAAAAGGCAATAACAATTATTGGAATGAAGTAAAAAAAGAAATTCAAAAATTATAACTAACTTTGCATCAATGGAAAGAGAAGATGAGATATTTGCACTACTAAATCCTGATGAATGAAACCCGATAGGCTGCATTTGGTTGATATTATTGTTAGCGACAAGTCATTTAAAGAAATGTGCTTCAAGATAAATACACACTACGCTGAAGACATCTACCAAGAAACTATCTGCGAAATTCTAACCATATCAGATGAACGACTGCCCGAACTTAACTATTTAAAGTTTTGGTTTTATCGAGTTGCATTTAATGTAATGTCACGCAATGGGAAGTTAGGTAAAATAGTTCTAAGGGAGTTAATTGAATTTGACATCTACACACCAAGTGAACTAAGCAAAGAGATAATGACTAAGGAAGCGGAGCAATTTATGCTTTCCTTAAATGAGTTTGAGAATCGAATTATCTTATTATATAATCAGTTTGGTGATATGAAGAAAGTCCAACGATTAACAGGGATTAGTTATTCGGCACTAAGGGCAGTCAAAGAAAAAATTAAACAAAAAGCGAAACAAATATGATTAAACTATTAATAGTTGTACCCAGTTACCCAAAGATAAGCGGAGTTGATTACCATCGCTTGTGGATGCCACATAACGTGATGTCAGACCTTTTTAAAGATGAGATTGAGATTAGTTTAATAAATGAAGTTGACAGCGCAACAGATGAGTTCTTAAAGGACTTTGATTTGGTTGTGATGAATAGGTTTTCCTCGAAGACAAACGAACCACAGGCACTAATTGATAAACTAAAAAGAGTTGGATTGCCTTATGTGATTGATTTGGATGATGATTATATATTACCTAAAAATCATATCTTATACTATGCAGCAAAGCATGGCAACCATACCGAGCAGATTAGTTTAGCAGTAAAGAACGCAACCGCCTGCACCACCACACACGAATTATTAGCAAATACACTCACGAAGGAATTAGGGCAAAAGAATATTTACATCGTACCTAATGGGATTTATCCTGAAGGACATTTTGAATTAAGAGAACCACAATTCAATGGTAAATTAAACTTTGGTTGGAGTGGGTCAATCACGCACTTAGAAGATGTAATATTAATGCACGATGGTTTGTATTCGTTATACACCGCAGATGATTATATGGATAAGTTTAGAGTTGTTTATGGTGGATTTGCAACGCAGTCTGAAACAAGTCAAGCTATACTTAGTGTATTGAGCGCAAGAGGCAAGGCAAGTGAATCTCAATTTGGAATCTTCAAAGAAACTGGAGTTAAAGAATATGGAAACTTTTATGACCTTATTAATGTTTCACTCATACCGCTTCGAAATAATAGATTCAATAATAACAAGTCAAACCTTAAATTATTGGAATCGGGTTTCAAAATGAAAGCAGTAATATGCAGCGATGTATATCCTTATTCACCCGATCTTAAACATAATGTAAATTGCCTAAAAGTTAAACATAAAAACGATTGGTACAAACACATGACTAAGCTAATAGACAATCCGAATCTTGTTGAAGATTTAAGGGCGCAATTATATATTGATGTTCAACGCTACCACATGACTAATGTAGCAACAGAACGCTTTGAAGCATACAAAGAAATATTGAATAACAACAATAAATAGAACATTGACTACAACATTGAGTACAACATTGACTACAACACCTTAAATAAGATTAATAAATAAGATATACAAATAAAGTATTAAATAAGATAAATAAAGAATATACATGATAACACTTTTAGGATTGCCTTTTTTATGGATTTCATTCTTCACCGCAGGTAGTTTGCCTGCATGGTTAGACTTCAAACCTTTTAACTGCATTGTGTGCCTTTCTTTTTGGTCTACATTATTTGGTGTACTATTATTTATATTTGTACCGATAACGCAACCTTTCCTTATTGCATTAGGTTATGGTGGCTTTGCAAGTTACTTAGCTATATTGATGAAAAGACTTTTAATTAAACTATACTGATGAAAACCTTTGATGAAATTTACAGCGAGATAATTTTTAAGGATGACACGATTCGTTATTCATTACGTGAACTCCTTCACGTTTTTCAAACTGAAAATAGTTGGATAGGACAAACAAGCCAACTGCTTCAGCTAAAAGAATTTCAACATGAATTAACAGGAATAAGACCAGGCGGTTGTTCCGGATGTAATATTGAAGTATTGATGAATATGATTAGGTGGGTTAATAAGTATGAATCAGATAAGGCAGCCCAAGAAATAAAAGCAAAGAAAAAAAATGATAAACGATAAAGAATTTTTAGAAGCAGAATTAAAAATGGGAATTGACCCATTCAATCAAGACTTTATTAACCTATGCAATGCAACTGCAAATGCAATAGAGAATGAAATAACATTTGAAACTGTATTGGATTATGGTGCAGGTGTAGGGGCTTATGCTGATGCTTTTCATAAGAAAGGTTATAACGTATCAGTCTATGAATACTTTGAAGCACACCGCAATTATATGGCTGAAAATATGCCACACCTAAACGTAATACCTAAACCAATAACAACTGATTTAATGTTGTTTATTGAGGTCGCAGAACACATGACCGATAAAGAATTGAAAGCATTATTTAAAAAGATTAAACCTAAACATATTCTTTTTAGTTCAACACCAAACACAACGGATTGGGATTTAGATTGGGGACATATCAACATCAAGACACATGATGAATGGAACACAACCTTTGAAACATTAGGCTATGAATTTATAAAAGACTTAACAATGCCAACAAGTTGGAGTAAATTATACAGACTGAAATGAAAATAAATCTAATTAAACCGAACCCAAACAATCCGAGAATAATAAAGGATGACAAGTTTAAGAAATTAGTACAATCCATCAAAGACTTTCCGCAAATGTTAGAACTGCGACCTATTGTTATAGACGAAAACAATATCGTATTAGGTGGCAACATGAGATTGAAAGCCTGCCAAGAATTAGGATTAAAAGATGTGCCAACTATTTTTGCAAAAGACTTAACCGAAGAACAAAAGAAAGAATTTATCATTAAGGATAACGTAGGATTTGGAGAATGGAATTGGGATGATTTGGCAAATGGTTGGGATGAGGAATTATTAGTTGAATGGGGCTTGGATTTGCCAGTATTTGCTGGAATTGAAATAGGAAGCGATGGTTTTAGTTTACCCGAAGGCGATAAAGCACCATTTCAACAAATGACTTTTACCCTTGCAGATGAACAAGCGGAGCAAATTAAAAACGCAATAGCCGATATTAAAGCAACTGAAGAATATAAATACTGCGAAACATTAGGAAACGAAAACAGTAACGGAAACGCACTTTATTTAATTATTATGCAATGGGCAGAGCAAAGGAAATAATTGTTAAAGTAATACCGAGTAAAATTGCTAATGAGTTTGTAAAGAAGCATCATTATAGCGGTAAGGTAGCCGCAACAGGTTTAATTTGTTTTTGTGCTTTTTTAGATAATAAAATAATTGGGGTTGCACAATGGGGAAGACCTATAAATAAATATTTACATTTACATTTAATTGAAAATACAAAATGGAATGATTTTTTAGAATTGAATAGATTAGTATGTATTGATGACACTCCTAAAAATACTGAAAGCAGATTTATAAGTATTTGTTTATTGTTAATTAAAAAAAATGCACCACAAGTAAAATGGGTAATGAGTTTTGCAGATGCTACGCAATGCGGAGATGGTACGATTTATAGAGCAAGTGGATTTGTTTTGACAAACATAAATGATAGTAAACAACTTTATGAATTACCAAACGGAGAAACTTTACATTTAATGGGATTGCAAGGCGGACAGCACGGAGCATTAAGAAAAAAAATGTTAGAAAGTGGTTATGGTAATGCTAAAAAATTTATGGTTGAGGTTTTAAAAGGAAAACCATTAGTAGGTAAACAATTAAAATACATCTACCTAATAGACAAAACCTGCAAAATAACCGTTCCAATATTACCATTTAGCAAAATAGATGAAATGGGAGCAGGAATGTATAAGGGTAAAAAAATAACCCTACAAGAGCGTAAGGTTATAAATGAGAGCGGTGCAATAGATTCGAACTTAACCTCTAACTTGGAAAGCTAGCGTGCTACCATTACACTAACACCGCTTATGATGCAGCAAATATAAAAGAATAAATTAAATAAAAAAATGGCATACGACAGAACTAAAATATACCAACAAGCACTTGACTTAATAGAGAAGAAGAAACTCTTTTTTATTGAAGATGTCGTTTGTTTATTGCCAATTTCAAAACCAACTTTTTATGATTATTTTCAAATTGATTCTAACGAACTTAACACTATAAAAGAGCTACTTGAAAAAAACAAAATTGAAATCAAAAATGGACTGCGCAATAAGTGGTATAATGGCAACAACCCTTTAACTCAAATGGCATTGTATAAACTGATAGGAACGGAGGAAGAATACCACCGCATTGCATCAACTAAAACCGAAAACAAAAACATCAATATTGAGCGACCAATTTTTAACGGATTAGATATTAATGTCAAAAATGAAGAAAGTGAGTAAAACCGCTTGTCTTCTCGGTGGGCAAATCGCATTTTGATTTTAAAATATGCTACAAAAAACAACTGCACAAGATAAGATTGCATCACTGAATAAACGCATTAGAATAGTGAGAGGTGGCACAAGTGCATCGAAGACATTCTCTATTATACCTTTCCTAATTGACTTCGCTATAAAGGAAGCTAATAGTGAAATAAGCATAGTGAGTGAAACAATACCACATTTGCGCAGGGGTGCTATTCGTGACTTCATTAAGATTATGACAATGGTGGGGTTTTGGGATGACAGCAAGTATAACAAGTCAAGTCTAATTTACACATTCAATAATGGCAGCTACATCGAATTTTTTAGTGCAGACAGCCCAAACAAGTTAAGGGGTGCAAGGCGTGACATTCTATTCATCAATGAGTGCAATAACATAGACTTTGAAAGCTACTATCAATTATCAATAAGAACAAAGAAATTCATTTACTTAGATTATAACCCAGTTAGTGAGTTTTGGGTTGATACTGAATTATTACATGATAAGGACAGCCAATTAATAACCTTAACTTATAAGGACAATGAAGCACTTGACCAATCAATCATTAATGAGATTGAGAAAGCAAAAGAAAGGGCAAAGACTTCAACCTATTGGGCTAATTGGTATAACGTATATGGACTTGGGCAAGTAGGCAGCCTACAAGATGTTATTTTTGACCAATGGAAACAGATTGATACGATACCAGAAAGAGCCGAACTTATAGGACATGGAATGGACTTTGGATTTACGAATGACCCGAGTACACTTGTAGCAATTTATAAGTATGAAGGCAAACTAATCATTGATGAATTACTCTACCGAACTAATATGACAAATAATGATTTGGGTAACTTTCTTAAATCAATCCAATTTGGGCGAAAGGAATTGATATGTGATAGTGCCGAGCCAAAGTCAATAGAAGAACTAAGGCTGCAAGGTTTCAATGTTAGACCTGCGGTTAAAGGTGCAGATTCAATCAAGATAGGAATTGACATCTTGAAACGATACGAAATACAAGTAACTAAGAACTCCACTAATTTAATAAAAGAATTGAGGGGATATACATGGGAGAAAGATAATGAGGGCAAACTAACAGGCAAACCAATAGACAGTCTAAATCATTGCGTTGACCCTATGAGATATGTAGCACTCTTAAAATTAAATAACCGACCAAGCGGAAAATATTCAACAATTTCAATCTAAATTTATATTTATAAAAGATGATAGGCAATTACAACCAGTTAACGATTAAGCAGTTTTTAAAAATCAAACTAATTAGCGAACTTGAACAAGACCCACTTCACAGAAAGGTTTTGATTCTTAGTGAAATTAGCGGAGTATCAGTTGATGAAATCGAAAGTATGCCAATAGGCGACATGATTGAAGCATTGAAAGGACTTGACAAGATTGAGAATTTACAAGCGGATGAAAAGATTAAATTAAAATTCAAAGTAGGTGGCAGGCGATTTATTGTTAAGTGGAAAGAGCAAGAGTTAACGAGTGAGCAGTTCATTGATGTTAGTCACTTTTGTAAAGAGCCTGAAAAGATATTGAGTAACATACATAATATACTTGCTTCAGTTTGTGTAGAAAGGAATTGGTATGGCAAAGAATTAGGGTATAAAGGCGATAAGCATAAAGAGGTTGCAGACTTGTTTTATAATGAGATGAAAATATCAACTGCATATCCTATCATGCTTTTTTTTTGCAAATACTACGAGGCATTGCAGCGAAATATCCTAACCTTTTTGGAATCGGAAGCGAACAAGGCGATGGAGAACACGAAGGAACTGATGGAGAAATTCAAACTTTTAGAACCAAGTGGGGATGGATTGCAAGCATAAATGACATTTGCAAAGATGACCGAACAAAATGGGATTACTTTTTTAGGATGAATGTGATTGAGTTTCTAAATACAATGACATTTTATAAAGACAAAAGCGAACACGACAAAGAGATATGGACAAGGCAGCAGCAGCAGCAATAGGAGCAAAGTTTGGGGAGTCAATTAAAGACTATACAAAAGCAAGTGAGAATATCATTGAGGCTATTGTTATGGAGCATTGCAACGAAGGTATAAGGCTAATGTCAAAACAAATTAAATCAAAGGCAAGGACAGGTCAAGCAAGTACATTGGCAGCAAGTATGAGTAATGTTCCTATTCAAGTAAGTGCAACTAAGTTTCAAGTGAACACAATTAGCACCGAGTATTATGCTGACTTTGTAGACAAGGGAGTGAAGGGAGTTAAGAATAAAGGCAAAGCACCACGCAGCCCATATAGTTTTAGGAACTTAGGAACATCAAAGGCAATGATTGAATCGTTCAAAGACTACATTGCAAGGACAGGCAGCAAATCAATGAATAAAAAAACATTGATAAGAAAAAATAAGAAAAAACAATCAGACTTAATCACTAAGGAAGCTAAACAAATGGCAGTAGCAACTAAAATAGGAGGTATTAAACCGATGAATTTTATTAGTAAGGCAGATAATCCACAAAGGACAAAACAACTTGCAGCAAGTTTAGCAGCAGCATTAGGTAAGGCAATGGCAAAGAATATTAAAATATCAATCAATGGCAATTAACATCATATCAAATCCGAACAGCGTAGTGAGTGCATTTAATCAAATGGCTTTCAATGTGAGTAGCACGCAAGCAGGACAAACGAACTTTAACTTTTTAGCGGATGTATATGTAAGTGGAATAAACACCGCAGTAAGTCGAATTGCAATACCTAAACAACCGAGTGTAAATACTTGTTTGATTGATGCAAGTCCAATATTAAAGAACTATGTTAAAAATGATTTCTTTAATGTGAATAGTAGCTTTGCTTTCTGCGAGCCTAACTTGAATAGTCGGGCAAAATATTACGTTCAATTTGGTGAGTTATATGATGTCAGCGGAGTGCCAACTATTTACCCTGACCTTAGAAGATTCCCGACAAGTGGTAGTAACACCGCAGTTAATTCTATATTCGGATTTGAGCAATTCAATACTAATGTTTGGAATGGTTATGATGTAAGCGGATTTGGTTTCTTAACCGAGATACCCGAAAGGATAACGATTGAGCAAGGGCAAGAATTACGTTTGAGTTTTTATGACCCAAGTAATTTGATAAGATATTTATGGGTAGATGGTATTTATGAAGATTTAATCAATGCAAATAAAGTAAGTGGTGAGTTCTTATATAACGTAAATGTCAAAAACTGCTTAGATTATATTCTTGTTAATACAATAGGAACACACACAATAACACTTGCTAATAGTTTTGTCACAGAAGTTAAAAGCATAACTATTGAGATAGTCGCAGCGTGTTCTAAATTCGATACAATACGATTACATTGGTTAAATAACTTAGGTGGGTGGGATAGTTACAACTTCACAAAACAATCCATTAAAGCAATGGATATTGACCGAAAGCAATTCAAAAAGATGCAATCAATTAATTACTCAAAGAGTGATAGGTTAAAGACTAACTATAACACAACCATAATAGACAAGTTACAAATCAATTCAGATTGGATAAGTGATGAAATGGCTGATTGGTTTCAAGGGTTGCTAACAAGTCCTATCGTCTACTTAGAAAGGGGAGCAGATAACTTTGTCTCAGTTAATATCACCAATTCAGAATACTTAATCCAACAATATTTGAATGGTCGCAAAATTCACAATTTGCAGTTAGATATTGAATACTCATACAACCGTTATACGCAATCGCAATAATGCAGAAAACAGAACTAAAAATATACGCAGATAGTAAGTACTTCAATGTTGACTTATTCGATAATGAGCCTATTGAACTAACTAAGTCTATAATTGAATTGACTGAACCTGAACAAAGGAAGTCAGACTATACTAAGACAATCAACATACCAGGAACAGCAAACAATAATTCAATCTTCACAAATATATTCGATGTTAACCATTCGATATTGAACGGAGATAATTCTAACTTTTATGTGGACTTTGACCCACGCAAAAAAGCTAATTGTATTTTATATCGTGAAGGTATTCCGCAGTTAAGAGGCTATTTGCAAATGACATCTATTAACATACTTGATGAACAAAACATCACTTATGAATTAGTAGTATATGGAAGGGTTGCAAATTTGTTTCAAGATGTCGGAGATAACTTATTAAGCGATTACGATTTCAGCGAATACACGCACTTGTGGACTGAAACGAATGTAAGAAACTCAATCAATACATCAATTATTATTAATGGTGTTACTGCAAATTTCCAATTAGGTAGGGGTTATGTCTACCCTTTGATTGATTATGGATTTGATAACAACAAACAACAAACTTATAATGTTGACCAACTATACCCTGCAATTTATGTGAAGACTATTTTAGACAAGATTCTAAGCACACATGGGTATAGGTATGAAAGTACAATCCAATCGAATACCTTTTTAAATTCAACAGACTTTAAGCGGTTAATAATTCCTTCAAGTGGAGTTCCAAAACTAACATCAAGTCAAGTAATAGATAAGACATTTGTAGTTGATAGAACAACGGATAATAATTTAGGTGCACCAACTAACAATATAGTTAAGTTAATCTTTAATCGCACTAAACAAAATACAGACCCTGTGGGAGTAGCTGCAAATCATTCATCATGGGTAGTGCCAACAAATGGAGGTGGAACTTATAATTTTGTTTTAAAGTTATTCTTTAATATTACGTTAGATAATAGTGTTACATTTAATCCAGGTGAATTTGTTAATTTCAATATGTCCGTTTATTTTAGAACTACAAGTGGAAGGGTTTTAAATCCTGGTGGAACTACTCAAAGTATTAATATGGATATATATACAAGAAGTCAAGATTTAACTGCTATATTTCAAAGTGACAATAGATTGATATATGATGGAGATGAAATAGAGGTGTATTGGCAAATTACAAATTTAAACATAAGAAATACTAGCATAATTCTTATTTATTTACCTTTAAGTTTTTTAAATATAATTGTTAAAACAGGAACAGAATTTTACGATATACCAAAATCCGAACTATCTGAATTTTCAAATATAAATCCAACAAACGGATTACCCGAATTAAAGGCTAAAGACTTCTTAACTGCATTGATTAAGATGTTCAATTTATACATTGAGCCAAATCAACTTGATGATAGGTTATTAGCGATTGAGCCTCGTGATATTTATTACAACGATAATGTAGTTGACATCACTAACAACTTAGATGTGAGCAAAGACTTTATTCAGAAACCTATGGGCGCATTAGACTTCAAGCAACTTGAATTTAGCTATGCAATGGATGATGATTATTGGAA